ATTTAAAAAAACATGAAGGAAACGCATACTATAAAGACGAACCTAAAAGGTTTGAAGAAGTGGGCTTGGCGTAAAAACTTAACAGGCTTTTTCTCCGTAAAAGGGAAAGAGCTTTCTGACGCGCAAGTAAGAAAGATGGTTGACTGGGCTATCGCTAAAGGATATGAGTACGATGCCGACATCCCGGTAGATGAAGTGATTGAATTGCTAAATATAAAAAGCTGAGCCGGAATAGCTCAAATTACGAAAGAATTTAACAAAAGGAATAATATGGAAAGAGAAGATATTGAAAGAGCAGCAGACATATACGCAAATGAAAATCGTAATCGTGGAAATAATGTTAAACCATATTCTGTAGTGGATTTTATTTCTGGTGCAGAATGGCGCATCAACAGCGTGTGGCATGATGCAAGAACAGATGTCCCTGAAGTATATTTCCCAGTACTTGTGGAAGATGACTTGGAGGATTTTGAAGTTAGTATGCTAGCATTAGTAGAAGAATGTCCCAAAAATTGGAGGCGTTGGGCATACATCGATGATTTATGCCTAATGAGGAGGACTGAATTATGAAAAGGTTGATTGACGCAATTATAAAGAAATGGTTCTGTTGCCACGAATGGGAATTGATGTGCGAAAGATGGGTAGAATACAATGATACTGATGGAAATGAAAAGGTGTATACCGTGAGACATTATTTCTGTAAAAAGTGCGGAAAATATAAACGAATTGAAGGACATTGAATTATGGATAAGATAAAATGTATCACTTTCGATCCGGCAGCACAGGAGGCTTTGCCAGATCATATTAAGGCAAAAATGAAAGCTGCTCGAGCCAAAGCCAGATTAGAAGCATATCATAAGCAATGTCCTTGTTGGAACAGTCACAACGATAGTTGCTATGATGATAATTGCCCTTGTGATAGAGATTGTGAGTATATGAAAAGTATCAATTTAAAAAAACATGAAGGAAACGCATACTATAAAGACGAACCTAAAAGGTTTGAAGAAGTGGGCTTGGCGTAAAAACTTAACAGGCTTTTTCTCCGTAAAAGGGAAAGAGCTTTCTGACGCGCAAGTAAGAAAGATGGTTGACTGGGCTATCGCTAAAGGATATGAGTACGATGCCGACATCCCGGTAGATGAAGTGATTGAATTGCTAAATATAAAAAGCTGAGCCGGAATAGCTCAAATTACGAAAAAGCAAAGCCGTCCGACGGCATCCGAACGGCTTTGTAAACTCTCACCTGCTCTTAGCAGATTAGTTATGAGCACTACAAATGTAGTGCAATTTTCCTAATATCAAAAAATAAAGTCATGGAAGCACTTCAATTTGATTTATCTAAAAGCAATGAGGTTCGTTTACAAAGCGAATACTTCAGAAACTTACCATCTTGCGATTTTATGGAATTTGCAATACTGTTTATAAACATGAAAAAGAGGGGAAAATTCTTTTCTATGTATAAGAATCTGCTTGATCATTTTTACAAATATCAGCAGTTTATTAATCGGAGATTCAGGACGAATCAGATTGGAAAAGAGGATATTGATGATTTTGTCCGCTATTTGCATATAGATAAAGGTCTTAAGTTGTCGACTATAAAAAGTATGATAACCAAGTTAAAGTATTTGATAGAAAAAGCATATCTAAATGGTTGGGCTGTAGATGATTCTTATTCTGATGCGAAGGTAGTGGAAAACGATTCGACATTTGTTTATTTGACTGAAAAAGAGATAGCCCGAATATATTATTACAAAGGGTTAACTCCCTGGGAAGAAGAAATTAGGGATACGTTTATTGTCGGATGTATGACCGGCCAAAGGTATTCGGATTATTCGCGTCTATCGGCCGATAATATCAAAGGTGACAATATACATATCCTGCAACAAAAAACCAAGAATAAAGCAGTTGTCCCGCTTACTGATTATGTACGGGAGGTTTTTGCTAAGTATGGTGGAAAGATGCCTAGGGCGCGTTGTATACAATATTTTGATAAAGCAATAAAAAAAGTTTGTAAGAAGGTCGGGCTTGATGATTTGGTCGTATACGAAGAAGAACGTGCTGGGGAAATCGTATTGGTCAAAAAACATAAGTATGAAATGATATCATCCCATACGGCTCGTAGAACTTTTGTGACTAATATGAATAAAAACAACGTCCCAAGCGAAAAGACGCGCAAATGTACGGGGCATAAGTCAACGGCTTGTTTTGACCGATACGACAAAATGACTCTAGAAGACAATGCTCGTTCTTTGGCCGGAAATGGATATTTAATTTAAAATTTATGGTACATTATTTTGAAGAAGTAAAAGAGGATTTTTTAAAAAATCTCGATGTAAAAGATAACACCAAAAAGTTGTATTCCAATAACCTTGATTTTTTTAAAAGATGGGTTGTTATGGAAGGAAGGAATATCAAGTATTTAGACAGAGCAGATATTCTTGCCTATAAAAACTATCTTATTAATAAAGGATTGTCTGCTAATACTGTAGACTCTTATCTTAAAGCAGTTAGACAATTTTATCGTTATGCCGAAATAACTGGCGAGCACGAAAATATAGCTGCTGGAATAAGGCTTAAGAATAAGTCAAATTCGCACATGAAATTGCACCTTGAAAAAGAAGAGGTGTTGAGATTGTTATCTGTTATACCACGTGATAGTTTAGTAGGCAAAAGGGATTATGCCATGATAAACCTTATGCTTCGTTCCGGCTTTCGTTGTGTGGAAGTATCGAGATTGCGAATTAATCATATCAATAGATCAGACTCCGGATATATTGTCGAGGTTTTCCGGAAAGGGGAAGAAGTGGGCGGGCAATTGGTTGGTCTTACGCACAAAGCGATAGATCCTATTATAGATGATTACTTGTCTTTTCGTGGGGTAGCCTGCGATGATGAGTTTGTGTTTTTAACACATAGTACGACGGGCGAAAGGCAAATGACTCCTGACAGAATAGGTAGGATTGTTAAGTCTTACATGGTTAAATCCGGTATATATTCAAGGCAAAAGACATCCCATTCGCTTCGACATACGGCAGCAGTGATGGCACTACTCAATGGTGCCGATATCAAAGCGGTCCAACAAATGCTTGGACATCGTAGGATCGAAACGACAGAAATCTATTTAGAAAGCATTAACGGAAAGTTAAGGCTGGATAATCCAGCAGCACGCACGCTAGATGAAGCTTTCTAAAATCAAAAGAAAAATGGGTTTAAATGGAAATTATATCATGTATAATTATCTCGATGGATTGACAACCCTATAAGTTGTTGTCTCAGAGGCTTTATAATGTACGCGCACGAAAAAATGACGGTGTAAATTGAGAAAAAATGACGAAATAGTATCAGGGGAGGGGGGTATCAAATCTCTAAGGGGACATGTCTCCAAGACCACAACCGACCTCGCTCCGCGTGCGTGCAAAATTGGACTTTTTATTGTAAACTAAAAATATGTAAAAAATGGGAAAGGGCAGACCTAAAATTTTGGATGAAGTTAAAAAACTTCGTGGCACGGACCAGCCGTGCAGGATGTCGGGTAACAGTGATTCGGCAGAAAAGCTGACATCCATCGAGCAGATCACTTCGACTGCAAAATTAAAGGTTTTGAAGACAAAGCGATCGAAGGATATTTTTAAGACGAAAGCCAACCAGTTGATTGCGCTGGGCGTTCTGACGGAACTTGACCTTGAGCATTTGGCCTTATATGCGTTTAGCTTGGATTTTGTTTTTACCTGCATGACAAATATCATGGACAACGTGGATACAGGTGAGCGAATGTTGGATGGGGTTTCGGGCAAAGAGGTATCTATGATGTTTAAAGCATTTGACTATGTGAACAGGCTGGGGGCGGAATTTGGTTTTACGCCTATGAGTAGGCAGAAAATCAACCAATCACCTAAAGAAGAAGAGGACGAATTGGCTCAATTTTTAAATGGAATAAGATGAAAAGTAAAAAGGAAGAAATATACAAGGATAAGGCGTTGTCATACATCGACAATGTGATGTCAGGAAAGCGGAAAGCCGGGGAATTAGAACGGTTGGCGGTCGAAAGACATGTACGTGATTTAAAGCAAGCTGCTGAAATGGGGTTGTATTTTGATGAGAAAGCAGCCAAGAAAGTGCTTGGTTTTTGCCAGTTCCTTCGGCATTACAAGGGAGAATGGGCAGGACAGGAATTTGTGCCGGAAGATTGGCAATGCTTTATCTTATGGGTTGTGTTCGGATGGAAGACGAAGAACGGTGTCCGACGGTTTAAATATGCGGATGTAGAAGTAGCCCGAAAGAATGGAAAGACGTTCCTAGCGGCTGCTATCGCACTCTATATGTTGATACTTGACGGTGAACAGGGAGCGGAGGTTTATAGTGCGGCCGTTGATAAGGACCAGGCTGCAATCTGTTGGCAAGCAGCCGGTATGATGGTGGAGCAATCACCCATGTTAAGCAAGTATGTAAAAAAGTGGACTACTTCCATCGTTATGGAATCGACGGCATCATCTTACAAACCGCTCTCTAAAGAGACAAAAAACAAGGACGGTCTATCGCCACATTGTGGTATATGTGATGAGATGCATGCTTGGCCGAATGATGATATTTACAATTTGCTTCGTTCCGGTATGGGGGCCAGGCGGCAGCCTCTTATATTTTCAATCACTACGGCTGGGTTTGATATGTCATCGCCTTACTATTCTATGCGTAGGCATTATATAGATGTCTTGCGTGGGGATGTAAAGGAGGAAAGTACGTTTGCGCTGATTTATTCGCTTGACAAAGAAGATGACTGGAAGGATCCTGCGGTGTGGACAAAGGCTTGTCCTAATCTTGGTGTGTCTGTTTATGAGGATTTTATGCAAATGGAATTTGAACAGGCGTTGAATAAAGGCGGTACTACAGAGGTAAACTTTAAAACCAAGAACTTGAATCTCTGGGTGGATGCTCCTGATGTTTGGATTCAGGACGAAAAGGTTGCGGCTTGCGCTTATGGAACTACAGAGGATGATCTGATCGGCCAGGAATGTTATGCCGGTCTTGACCTGGCGGCTCATGTGGATATTAATGCACTTGCACTTTATTTTCCGAAGCTCCGGCACCCGGCATTCAGGATGTATTTTTGGATTCCGGAGGGTAAAATTTTGCAAAAAGAAGATAGGGTAGATTATAGGCAATGGCAAAAGGAAGGTTGGATAAATGTAACCCCCGGTGATGTAATAGATATCGATGTCATGGTAAGCGAGATGTCGGCTGTTTTGAAAAAGTATGATGTCCAGAACCTCGCTTTCGACCCTGCCAAGGCATATCATGGAGTGATACAGGGATTGCAAAAGGAAGGTTTCGACGGTATACTTGACCAGTTTAGTCAGGGGATCCAGAACATGAGCGAGCCTACGAAGCAGTTGGAAGCAGACGTTACTTCCGCTTCTGTTGATTTGATGGGCAATCCGGTTATTCGATGGATGTTTCGAAATGTGGTGATATATCGGGATGCAAATGATAATATCAAAATGGACAAGAGGAAGAGCATTGAAAAGATCGACGGTGTTGTCGCAATGGCGAATGCCATTGGTGGCTATATGTCACAGGATGGGGATGATATGTATCAGTATAATGGAGTGAGTTTTGTTAATTTTTAAAACAATATAATTATCAACGATTTAATTGCTAAATAAAATGGAAGTATTAGTTAAGATTACAGAGAAAAACGGTAAGAGTGTAGTTAGAGCAAGAGATTTGCACCAGTTTTTAGAAAGCAAACAAGAGTTTGCTAATTGGATTAAAAACCGTATCGAGAAATACGGTTTAGTAGAAAATGAAGACTATGTAGTTTTTGACAATCTTATCAAAAACCCCCAAGGTGGTCGTCCCCAGATAGAATACGCCCTGACTATCGATGCTGCTAAGGAATTATCAATGGTTGAAGGTAATGATAAAGGGAAGCAAGCACGTAGGTATTTTATTGAATGTGAAAAGAAATTAAGAGAAAAAACACAATCGGCTTTTGTTATACCTGGATCGTTTAGCCAGGCATTGATGTTGGCGGCAAAACAACAGGAGCAAATAGAAGAACAACTGAAGCAGATATCGGTTATGAGTACGGAGATAGTCGAAATGAAGAAAAAGACGGATTATCTGGAGATTATATTGAATAGCAAGGAAACGGTTACCATTACACAGATTGCGCAGGATTACGGAATGACTGCTAAGTCTTTCAACCGGTTATTGGAAGAGTTGAAGATACAGAGAAAAGTAAACGGGCAATGGATCCTGTATTCGCCGTACATAATTCAAGGGTATGTGCATAGCAAATCGGTCCCCATTATGCACAAGGATGGGAGCAGAGATTCGGTTTTAAATACTGAATGGAGGCAGAAAGGCCGAATATTTCTGTATGAGAAGTTGAAAAAGGCCGGGGTGTTACCGCTTATTGAAAGGAATTGAATGAAAAAGATAAATAACATCTTAATACGGTCCCTATCAGATAGGGACCGGGATGCTTTGTTGTATCTGATGAATGAGGTAAAGCTACATCAAGCTTCAAAAGCCGTCATGCAGGCGGTACATGCGTTTCAGCGTAATACGCAGGTGATCCGAAAGCAAGCGGAAAGAATACGCGATTTGGAATGCCAGAACCATATATTGAGAAGTAATTCTGAGCAGATTATCAAGTCTATAGGTAAAATAAAAGATGTGTTGTCAAATAACGGAAATGTTATATAAAAAGAATGCCCGAACATCACTGCCCAGGCATTCTGAAAAATTGAAAAATCACATAAAAAATATGTGTTTAACAAATATATAAGTTTATTTCGTGAAATGAGCTATTTTAGCTCATTTTTTATCATTTTTTCAACATTTTATTTCTCATTTCCTCTATACCTTCTACTGTATTCGGATATACCGTCCACCCCCTTCTTAATAAAGAAAGAAGAGAATCGCATTTTTCATTAACAATAGCGTTATTTACTTCTTTGTAAGTTGATTTTAGTGATCTGTATTCGTTATAAGAGATTCTTCTTACATCACTGAGGCAGACTTCATCGTCACCACCAAAACCGACGATGGTACCTTCATAGTAGTATTTTTTACGACCATAAGCACCAGAAACAGCAAATGAGCCAACTTCTTCCATATAACCCACCTGAGCCATTGAAACCCCACATTCATACTGTCTTGTTTGAGTATTAAATGATCGCCCGCATTCAGGAGCTTCACCGTATCTGTATCCTACTATTTTACTACCTATGATGTCCATGTCTTGTTTGTTTTATTATTACACTACAAAGATACGACTTTTTTCTTTGAATGCAAATTTGCATTCAAATATTTTTCGGGAAAAGTAGATATTTAACATTTTGATGGTAATTCAACGCCTCAAATCCCGCCTAAATTACCATCAGACTAAATCAACTATTTTTCCGAGCGCATTCGCTATATTTTCAAGCAAGTCAAGTCGGGGCGAAAATTTCCCCGCTTCGATCCGGTACACGGTACTTTGGGCTATACCACAACGCGCCGCGAGATCGCGTTGTGATAAGCCCGCTTGTTTTCTTAAATTTTCAATCCTTCGACCGATGCGTATTCGGTCGCTTAACTCGTAATTATCTTCCATTTTGTTCAATATTTTCTATTTATTAGTTGTTCTACGGCTTTTACATAAGGAGCTGCCTTTTGTCTCTCCATATAAGCCACATATTGTTTGGCAATATGTGCTTCCAGCCTATCGGCTTCTCGATCGGCCTCAGGAGATATTTTTCTCAATTCAGGTATATTGTATGTTGTCCCGTCAACGACATACGCAAAACCGTTTAACGTGGCTGTCCATCCGTTTACCTCAAATTCAAAATCACTGATTTTGCCCGTGTGGACAAGTTCTATTGCCTCTTCTAATGTCGGGACTGTTTCTTCTTCCTGCTTTTCAGGTTCGTTTTCAACAAATTCGAAAACTACGGCCGAATTAAACTTTGATTGTCTTCTACCCGAATAGCAAGCACTTGTGAAGTTGGAATAAAACTCGTCAAACTCAGCCTGAGAAGCGAAGTCCTTAGACCATGTTTTCGTAGAAGGGTCGTAAACGAATCCTTGGTTTTTCAGGCTTTCTTTTGCATTGAATGTGTTTTTAACTGCAATTGCTTTCATTTCCTTACGCCGCTTATAGGTTGCCGCCCTGTTCTAATTGTTTGTTTTTTGATTACACTACAAAGATACGACTTTTTTCTTTGAATGCAAATTCGCATTCAAATATTTTTCGGGAAAAGTAGATATTTAACATTGTTTATATGTTTCGCACAGGATATCTACACTATACAATTGTGTTATCAAAAATAGACGTATCTTTGCGAGGGTTATGAAAATGATAACAGTTATGGGAAAGCTTGATTTTGTGGCTGTAGATTTAAAGATGATAATATAAAATATTAAATTGTAAAGTAATGAATCAGGAAACAAAGAAAAAAAAAGAAGGTGGATGTCTTAAATTTGTAGTAATAGTAATTATGCTTTGGGGCATTGTATCTTTAATTGGAAATCATAATTCATATTCTGGATCGGATAATGAATCAGATAATAAAAATGTTAACGAAGATACAAGATATACTGGTAATTATAGTGATAAGATATTGGCGTACAATTATGCGAAGGATTTTGTTAAGAAAAAACTAAAATCCCCATCTTCAGCAGTATTCCCCGATTCTCAGCATAAAGTCGACAATACTGAATATGTAGGGAATGCTACATATGAGATAAATTCATATGTTGATAGCCAAAATAGTTTTGGGGCTATGATAAGAACAAATTTTTCATGTACTATTTATTTTGAAAATGGTAGTGTCTTTTGTAAAGATTTGATTTTGCATTGATAATTTGCTTTTTTCAAAACTTTGTTTCATCTTTGCAGTGCTACAATAACATATAGGCACTGCAAGCGAGCAGGTCAAGAGAAGATAGAAGGCATTGGCAGTTCTATTATAATCCGTTCATATATCTCTGATGTATGTTGTTGTAGCAAACTTGGATTATATAGAACTGCTTTTTTATTAATTCATCTAACGCTACAACAAGATGAAACAAACAATTTCAGCTGCGAGAACAACTTCTGTTCCCGCATCCGTCAAAGTCGGAACAATCTTTTCATGGGCAATGCTTTTTGCCTTAATTATGAACTTTAAGAAGTGTCTTCCAGAACCTTGGAAAGATGTAATCCCTGTTGAAAAAGTAGAGGATGTAAAAATGTGCATCCTGCTTATCCTATGTTTTTTCTTTGTATTTGCACTTGCTGGTGCATATGATGTAATAAATGGAGGAGAAGTATTATGAGTAAGTTATTGAAAAGCAGTATTTCTTCGGAAGTAAAGCTATATTTTGAGGAAATTTGTTCTTTACAGGTTTCCGGTAAAGAATTTCCGGTATCATTGGATGATGTTTGGCCTTTAGCTTATGTTAGTAAACATAAGGCTGTAGAGGCGCTTAAAAATAATGGATTATTTGAACAAGATTCTGATTACAAGGTTTTCACCCGTTTGGGTGAAAACCCTAAAGGAGGAAGACCAACCAATGATTACTACTTGTCCGTGCCTTGTTTAGAATATTTCATTGCTCGTAAAAATAGAAAGATATTTGAAATATACCGTCAAGTCTTTCACCGTGCTATAAGCGCACAATCAATGTCAAAAGCCGATGCAATAGTCGATACAGTCCAGCACATTATGTCACTTCCTTTGGACAATGAGGCAAAGACGGAACTAATCCAGCGAATCAACAACGACGGGATCCGGGCTTTACCGGAAAGTAAGAACTTGCCACTTCCTCCGGCCGTCGGTGATGGGATGATAAGTGCAACCCGGTTACTTCGAAAGCATGGTGTTACCATAAATGTAGAGTATTTTAACGATGTGCTTTGCAGTATAGGGTATATGGAAAGAGTGAATGCCGGATGGCGGAGCTATTGCGTGTTGATAGATGAAGGTCTGAAGTATGGCCGGAACAAGCCGAATCCCTACTATCGTGGCCGCACGATGCCGGTATATAGTGAAGATACATTTGAGGAGTTACTTAATGTTGTTTTTAGTTGCATTGATTTTGAATAGGAGGAAATGTTATGGTAGAATATGATTATGAAGTTTTCAACAAGATGATAAACACCCGGTATAAAGTTGATGAAATATGTGATTCACTTGAGGAGTTGACATACAACTATGTCCGGTCTTTAGATGTGGATTATGTGGATCAGTTTAAAGACGATATAACGTTTATTGAGTTTTTATTGAAAGCGTTTAAGAGCTTGAAGAAGCAGACAGACGGAAATAACAAATAAAAAAAGTTAATTTGTTTTTCCAAAATTGCAAATGATTTTGATTATTTTATAGCCTCTTTTCGTAAGAGGCTATTTTTTTGTAAACTTATGATTTTTATGTGTTTTGTTTAAATTATTTTTTCATTTTCAGATTTCATTTGTAATCTTACTTTTGGATTGCAAATAAAGACTTAATTTGCTTATTTACAGATTGTTAATCTTTGTATGCTGTGTTGCATATATCAAATAAGTATCTGTATTTTGTGAAAAAATGCGGAGAATGGAAAGCTTATTGGGTATATTTAAACGCAAGGTTTCCTCTTTTAAAACAAGAAGTTCGAGAGGATCTTTTGACAGCATGGGAAACGGATTATCTTCTATTTCTTCATTCCGTTCTGCCTTATCATCTGTAAACACAGAACAAGCAATGCGTTTCACCGCCGTATATGCGGCAATCCGTCTTCGTTCTGAGACGGTAGCTTCCTTACCTAAAACCGTTTTTTCTATTGACGAAACCGGGCGGCATGATGCCCGTAAGCACAATATATACAAGCTGATAAAATACAAGCCCAACGGATGGATGAATGTGTTTACTTTTTGGGAATACACTAATTCCTGTTTGGAAGGTTGGGGGAATGCTTTTGTTATTATCCGTCGGGATATGAAAGGTGATCCGGTGGAATTGATACCGGTCCACCCCCGGTTAGTGAGTGTTGTGTTTAGAAATGCACGTAAATGGTATATTGTGGCCGGTAGCCTCTTTTTCGATGGCACCTATCCTGATGAAGATATGTTGCATTTTTTCGGGATGTCAGAAGATGGAATTACAGGCGTGAATCCCATTGTTTACAATGCCGCAGCTATTAGCAGTGGCATTTCCGCTCAGTCTTTCGGGAATGAATTTTTTGAACAGGGAGGAAATGTGAAGTCTGTTCTTGAAACAGATAAAGTGATGGGGGCTGATGTTGCAGCCGATTTTGCTAAGAAATTTAATCAGACAAAAAATTTCGGCACGCCTATTCTTGATCAAGGTGTAAAGTATAAACAGGTTGGTATCGCTCCGGAGGCCGCTCAGATGTTGCAAACACGCACATTCGCTTTGCAGGATATCGCCAGGATATTTAACCTCCCTCCTCATATGTTGGCTGATTTATCAAGAGCGACATTTTCAAACATAGAACATCAAGATATCCAATACGCTAAGTATTCTATTCGCCCATCCGTTAAGCGGTATGAACAGGAAATGGACAGAAAGCTGTTTTTTGAGGATGAATTAGGCAGGTACGAAACCAAGTTTAATCTGAACGGGTTGATGCGTGGAGATATGACAAGTCGGTCAAATTTTTATCACAATGCGGTCTTGGATGGCTGGTTATCCCGTAACGAGGTGCGCGAAATGGAAAATATGAACCGGATGGATGGACTTGATGATATGTTGTATCCAGGCAACGAAAACATTGTAGGAAAAGAAGTATTACCAAAGGAAAAAGTAAGCAAATGAATAGAAAAGAGGCCGAAAAAACAAGAACCGTGCAGTTCGTCTTTTCAGATGAAACCCGCGACACTTATGGAACAGTCCTGTCGGCAGACAAATGGGATTTGAAACGTTTCAATCGGATAGGAGTTGCATTTTACAATCATAACGGTCGAAGTAGTGATCCTGACCAAACGATCGGCACTGCCCGTGCTTGGATAGAAGGTAAAAAGCTGATGGGGGAAATTCGTTTTGAAGCGGAAGAACTGAATCCATTGGCGGACAAAGTTTTTAGAAAAGTGCTAGCCGGTACGCTTCGCGGTGTATCTGTGGGTTTCATGCCTTTGGAACGTGGAAAGTTCGGTGAAGGAGATGAAGGTTTAGGCGGTAAGAATGAAACCTATTATTACGGTCGTTGTGAATTACTTGAAATATCTGTTACTCCTCTTCCGTCGAATAAAAATGCCTTGGTGAGATCAGTAGGTACAGATCCTATAGGGGAGACAATAGAAAGGATGTCAGCAGATGGATATATCTGTACGATCGAAGATCAGGAACCGGATACTAATGCTGATAATGACCAAAAAGAACGTGAGGCTGACAAAGACCGGGCCTTGGCTCTTGATCTTATGTGCCGTACTGCAATAACTATGTCAAATTGTTAAACATCAATATATAAGCGATATGAGAAAGAAACATGAAGTAACGAGGGAATTGGAGCAGGAAAGAACCCGAATGAACGAGCTTTTGTCAGATAAAGACAAGAGAGATGAATTTCGTTCGTCAGCAGATAGGGTTTCCGAATTGGTAGAAGAATTAAACGCTATCAACTTGAATGAGGCAGCTGAACGGGCTGCTGCTACGGCACAGGCTGACCAGCAGAATATCCGTGATGTGGCCAAGGATTTCAGTTTTGCAAAATTTATCCGTGAAGCCTCCGGAGAAAATGGATCACAATTGACCGGCGTTGAAGCGGAAATGGCTCAGGAGGCAGAAAAGGAGGCAAAAAGATGTGGATATAAATTGACCGGTGTAGGTATTCCGTCCGCACTTTTAAACAGCCGAATGCATGTTGAAGGACGTGCCTTTGGTGGTCAGAACGTAACGACACCGGCTGACGGTGGATATACGGTTACATCTCAGATGATGTATCAGGAGGCTTTGAGAAACAGATTGATCTTGACACAAGCAGGAGCTACCTATATGGGAGGACTGGTTAATAATATCGATTTGATTCAGGGCGAAGCTATCACTATGGGATGGCTGGACGAAAATGAAGAAGGATCGGATACAAAGAAGCAATTTAGCAAAGTATCTGTTAATCCGATGCGCTGCTTTGTCAATGTGCCTATTTCCAAGCAATTAACTATTCAGTCGAACTTGGATATTGATCGGGTGATTATCAACGACATTATGGCTTCACATGCTGAATTACTCGAAACAGCAGCCCTTAATGGCACCGGAACAAAACAGCCGAAAGGCGTTTTGAATACGGACGGTATCGGTTCGGTGGCTATCGGTGATAATGGTGGTCCGATCACTTTTAAAAAGATTGTGGATCTGGAAACAGCTATCGCGATGAAGAATGCGGATGTGTCGTCAATGGCATATGTGACGAATGCGAAGGTAAGAGGAGAAGCAAAGACTACGCTAAAATCGGCGAATGTAGCTGGGTATATCTGGGAAGGAGGAGAAATGAACGGATACCGGGCATTGGCTTCTAATCTAATTCCGTCAGATTTGACCAAGGGCACGGCTACAAAGAAGTGCTCTGCGCTCATTTTCGGTGATTGGTCTAATCTCTGGATTATGGGTTGGGGAGGCTTGGATTTGATTGTCGATCCGTATACAATGAAAAAGTTCGGTGCATACGAAGTCACCCTGAATGCTTATCATAACATCTTTATCAAGCGCAAAGAAGCTTTCGCGGCAATCAAAGATATTACAATCGCTTAAGTTATGTGGGTAGTATTTAGAAAAGCAAAAGCGGGGCTTGCCTATTTCAAAGGGGACAAAGCCAATTTATCGGATGAGATGGCCAAGCAACTCATAGAGGAAGGATTTGTGCTCCCCGCTGATGCGGATCAGGTCAAAAGTGATTTGCCGCTTGATCTTCCAGGTCGGGCGGCCTTGATAAAAGAAGGCTTATTTACAAAGAGTCAGGTGTTGGATGCAAAAGAATCATTGACGGATGTTCCGGGTATCGGGAGCGTTACGGCAAAACAGATAATCGATACTCTAACGAAAGGAGAATAGTATGATTTTAGAAGAATGCCCGGTATCATTAGACGAATTGAAGAAGCATCTCAGAATGCCAGTAGACGGCTCCTTGGATGAAGAACTTACGACAGTTCTTTTAGCTTCTGCCGAATACATTGAAGGTTTTTGCGGAAGGAAGTTTTCAACGTTTGAAGGCGGATTTCCGAATACGTTGAAAGCCGCCATTCTTCTGAAAGCATCATCGCTATTCGAGAATCCGGCCGATGCTCTTGATGAACGTACAACTGCCTCACAAAGGCTCGCAAATCCAAGAATATGGAAAACAGTGACTACAGAATAGGCAATTTTAATGAAATGGTAATATTCCTGAGACCAGAGATCCGAATATCTGAGACGGGAGCTTCTGAAACGGTTTATGTCGTAGATGCTCAAAGGCTTTCGGAGGTAAAGGATCATGTGGAATCAGATGCTAATGCCTATCAAGCAGAAACCATCGAGAATGTCTGTACAGTCTTTACATACCTTGTGGTGGGTGCAGGTGTAGAATGGAAAGTTGAATATAATGGCGAACGGTACAATATTATTCGTGTGCGCACTATGAAGAGAGGTATAATCCGGTACGATATAATACGCGAAGATTTATGCAACGAGTAAACAAAGAATTGTTCAAAAGACTGGAAGAAATATTGCCTAACAAGACGGGCATATACCCAGTGATAGCCGACCAAGTCGTTCGCTTTCCGTATGTGGTTTATAATTGCTCCAGCTTTGTAGCAAGACGAACAAAAGATGGTGTGGATGATTATAGGATGGACTATGGTATTAGTGTCATTTCCGACAAATTCGATGAAGCGGATGCGATAGCTGACAGCATTATGGCCGGATTGGACGGATACAGAAGTAAAAACATTCAATCATGCATATTAGTGAGCGGATCTTCGGGTGTGGATGGTAATGGTTTTTTTCAGAATTTGGACTTTCAAATAGAATCTGATGGCTGACGGAATGAGCATACAAGCTGATGGCAAAGAAATTCTGGATATGCTTGACCGCCTATCCGGTCCCGAAATGAAGAAAGTTGAGTTGATGGCACTTCAAAGATCTGCCAATATCTTAAAAAAGAAAACGGACGAGAATTTTTTGAAGACCGGACTTAATATCCCTATGTATAAAAAAGAAACCATCACTAGGAAAAAGACCGGTAAACAAGTTACGAAGATCAGACGTGTAGCTACTGTGAGGGTTAAAGTGAAGGATCTTCTATCTCTTGTACATATCATGTCCAACTACTTGATTCCGTGGTTTGAATTTGGTACTAATGAGCGTCACACGCAAGGATATCAATATCGTACTGAAGAAAACAAGGTTAAACGTGGGGTTGGTCGTTGGGGATTTTTCTATCAGAGGAAAGGGAAAGGAAGGCGGACCGGAAGAATAAAGCCTCATTGGTTTTTCAAGTTGGCAAATGATCAGACTGAACAGCAAATATTTAGCAATATTAAAAATGAGTTATCAAAAGCTATTATAAAGATAGCAAATAAAAAAGGGAGGAAATAATATGGCAATAGTAAAAGGAAGCGATTTGATGTTATTCGAACGTAGTGGGGAATCATCCGATTTTACATACGTATCACTCGGTGCGGCTACTAACCATACGTTAACAGTTAGTCGCGAAGTGATAGAGACATCTAATAAGGACACCGGAATTTTCGGTGATAGCGAAGCCGGTAAAGTGAATTGGTCGACGACATCTGAGAATATGATGATTGAAGATGATTATGACAAACTGATGGATGCTATGTTGACAGGTAAAAAACTGATTGTCGCATTCAGCATTGCTAGTAATGCTGACAGCATAGGAGGCAAACCGGAAGGAGGATGGACTATTTCTGAAGGAGGATATGAAGGTGAAGTGTTGCTTACCCAATTAGATGCAAATGCTCCTGATGGAGATAAAGCTACTTACACAGCTACGTTCACCGGATGCGGACCACTTAAAAAGCGTGCAAAATGATCGAATTGAAAGGGAATACCTATAAATTAAAGTACACGCTACGCGGCTTGTTTCTGTACGAACAGATCGCGGGCGTGCCCTTTACGCCGGATAAGACAATGAATGTGTTCCTTTTGATCTTCTGTTTCTTAATTGCCAATAATGATGATTTCGACCTGTCATTTGAGGACTTCACGAATGTTCTTGACGATGAGCCGAAAAAGATACAAGAGCTTATGAAGTGGATGAATACTGAAACAGAACGCATGAACCTACTTTCGGGAGATGAACCGTCGGAAGGCGAAAAAAAAAAGGCTAACGATCCGGGAAATATATCAGATACTGACGGTTGATATTGGGATTTCTTCCGAGTACGTTCTAGATAGAATGCAAATGTATGAGATACAGCCACTTTTGGAGCGTTCATCTCATAAGCATAGGGAATCTTGGGAACAGACTCGCCTATTGATGTACGTCATCGCACAAGGAAATTCGACAAAGAAACTTGCACCATTGGATCTGCTGAAGTTTCCTTGGGACGAAGAAAATGAAGAAAATGAAGATAAACCGAAAGCCCCTACTGACGAAGAGATAAGTAGATTGAGGAATAAAATACAGGATTTTATAAAAAACAAAAACAATGCCAGCGGATTTAGTAACACGGATACTATTGAAGAACGACCAGTTTGATCGGAATATCAAGAAGAGCAAAGCGCAGATCAAATCGTTTGAGAAAACAGCAAAAGCAGTGTCTGTCGGTATGCGTTCGTTTGTCGGATCGTTTGCCGCCATGGCAGGCGTGTCGGTTGCGTTTACTGACGCAATAAAAACAAGTATGCAGTTTGAAAAATCCCTATCCTCACTCCGCTCCATCACCGGGCTTTCAGCAACGGATATGGAGTTCTTTAAGCAGAAAGCCATTGAACTGGGTTCTACCTCTACCCAGACAGCATCGCAGGTTGTGGAAGCCTTTCAGCTTATAGGTTCGCAACAGCCCGAACTGCTGAAGAACAAAGAAGCATTGAGCGAAGTTACAAAACAGGCCATCACTCTTGCCGAAGCAGCAGGCATGGACGTCCCTGAAGCTGCTAAAGCTCTGTCTGGATCTATAAACCAAATGGGAGAATCGGCAGATAAGGCTGGTGAGTATGTTAATATACTTGCCGCAGCTTCACAAGCCGGTTCGGCAGATATACAATATTTGTCAAAAGCCATCGAGAAATCCGGTGGAGCTGCCAGTAGTGTAGGTGTTAAGTACAATGAATTGGTAGCTGCCATTGAAGCTATCGCCCCGAAGATTTCGGAAGCCAGTGAAGCGGGTACGAATCTACGAAACATCTTTCTTACGCTTGAAGCAAGTACGGATAAGAATCTTAAACCTTCCGTAGTGGGGCTTACCGCTGCGCTCGATAACCTTGCTAAAAAGAATTTGGACGCAACCGGAATGACCAAGATGTTCGGCAAAGAGAGTGTGACGGCGGCGCTTGCCATTGTAAACGCAAAAGACCAATATAAAGAGTATGTAAAAGCTATTACTGGCACCAATACCGCTATTGAACAGCAGAAGATAAATAACGATAACCTTGCTGGCTCTATAAACGGTCTGTCGTCGGCTTGGGAGGGGTTTATTTTGACGTTGAACAAATCGAACGGTATACTAAAAGAGACATTTGACAATCTGTCTAAAATGGTGATGCAAGCCACAGAGTTACTAAAGTCTGATCAACAAAAGCAAAACGAAATAATATCTGAAGGGGTAACATATAGAAAAAAACAGTTAGAAAAAGAAATTGAAGGATGGATGGTCCTTGGAGATAGAAGATCTGCTATCAATGAAACGATGCGTCAATTCAACAAAAGGAATGATGATCCAATTGTTTCGGAAAAAGAATTTCGATCTGCAATGGATAGATTGGGGCAGTTAAAAAAGGCGCTTGCCGAAATAAATGACAAGCAAAAGACAAAAAATGCAGGAGATTTATTAGTTAAACATTTGACCGGATTACCCAATCTGGGTACGTCGTATGCAGATATAAATTTAAAGAAGAAGCTTGAAAAAGAAATAGAAGCTCAGCAAGAAATAGTATATAAACTTGAAGCTAAGAATGTTCTATATAAAGAATCGGTGAAGTACCTGAATGAGCAGTTGGTTTTATTGGATAAGGCAAAAGAGGAGGAAAAGGATATAAAAGTTGGCGGTTCTTCCGGTAATGTAGAGATACCCATACAGTTGGGTTCGGAAAAAGACCTGTCGAATAAAATATTAAAGTTGAAGGAACGTATATCCAACGAGGTGAATCCGGAGATACGCTTCGACTTGTTGCGTGAACAGGACAAATTGCAGAAGCAACTGGATAAGATCAGGAAGGAAAACAAACTGGTGATCGACCTTGTGCTTAATGCAAAGCCTATGGAGGCTCCTGGTTTGTCGGCCGGTGATACTGAAGGTAAAAATCCGATCGGAGATGTTGCTATTCTCAACGACGAAATGCAGCAAAAGAAGATCAAAAACATAAATGAAGAGGCAGAGGCATATTACAAGTATCGAAGTGAATTACAAGAAACCTCTGTTGCCATTTCTTCGATAGGATCAGCCTTTCAGTCCCTTGGTGGCTTGATGGGAGAATCCGCATCTGATTGGATGAACTGGGCGGGGAATATGACGAATGCAATCAGTTCGGTGTTGCCTGTCATGCGGCAATTGGTGGACGGAAACTCAGCCGTAGCCATATCTGGTTCAGCCGCAAGTGCTGCGTCTACTCCTTTTATCGGATGGATACAGGCAGTGTCGGCGGTTGCAACTATGGTTGGGTTAATGGCCAACCTGCCAAAGTTTGAACAGGGCGGTATTGTTCCGGGTGGCATGTACACCGGTGACAAGGTCCTTGCACGTGTTAATAGTGGCGAAATGATCCTTAACAAGTCGCAGCAAAATAACCTGTACAACGCAATCAACAGAGGGAACAGGGGAGAGACAATACATATCACTGGCAAACTCGTTGGCAGCGGAAGCAATCTTGTTGCCGTAGTAGATAACTATGCACGTAAACAGGGGAGGATGAGATAATGAACGTGAAATACTATTACGAGTTTAAGGGATTCGATAATATTCTTAACCGTGTCGAGATTTTAACTAAAGATACGGTGAAAGTAGAAGAGATCAAAGCTACAGATGTTCCTTTCGTGCTTCAATATGGGGATGTAAAGAAACTGACTCCTTTACAAGGGAGTGGGGCTACACTTAGCCTAATCAGTACGACTATATTTCAGTTTGAGAACCTACATACTGACAATATGCAGGATTATCTGGTTAAGTTTTATAGAGGCGGCTCGCTCTATTGGATGGGTTGGCTGGATCCGGAACTATATGAAGAAAACTTAGCGTTGTATCCACCCTATACAGTCGAATTTACGGCAGCAGATTTCAATATTTTGGAACGCTTGAAGTTTACCAGTGATACAGAGGCAAGATACACAGATGTACAGCCTATGATCACGCAACTGAAAAGATGTTTTAATAAACTGGCAATACCATTCAGCAAGCTGTATATCGGATGTACTACCACGGCAGGAGGAATCACTCTTTTGCCTTCGGAAAGCCTGCTACATAAACTATATCTCCAGTCGGCTAATTTCTACGACGAAGAAGATATGCCAATGTCGTGCAAGGAAGTAATAGAAAGCATACTGAAACCGTTCGGGCTTATGATGGTTCAGCGTGATGCGTCGGTATACATATATGACTATAATACGGTAGCACATGGGTTACACATGAAAGCATATAACTTCGATACACTGTCATACATTGCAGATGAAAATGTACCATTTGCTTTGGGTGATATGTCAGATATCGGTTTTATGTCGGCAAATGCCCCTTACGGGTTTGAAGAAATGATAAACAACGTAAGTATAACAAGTTCGATTTATGCCCTGAATGATTACCTGGAATATAATATAACAGAGGACGGTTTGCGTGATCTGGAAACTACAACGGAGAACAGCAAATTTACATTAAAGGTGTATAATGATTGCCAGCCTTGGGAAAAAGGTAAATTCCTTTTGTATGAAGAAAAAGGAGAGAACAGTACATTGATGGGAGCAGAGATTAACTATACTGGGGATAGTAGTGCGAAAAACAATTGGATGTTTAAAAATAAGGATGGATTTATCATTAGCACAGATGGAGATAATTTTTTGCGTCTGAAAGTGGATGCATATGTAAATACCCGTGAAAACCCATTTGATTCGGAAGTTACCGAAAAAGATGAAAGGACACGTGCTATAGAGCTATATTGTGATTTGGTTCTAAAAGATGAGCACGGAACACCGCTGATGTATTACGGTAACACCTATTATAAAGGAGTAGGATGGATATCGGCAACAAGTGGAAATATTGTTAAAAACAGCTTTGTTATAGGGTTTACCGATTTTAATAGAGCATCTGGACAACCATATTCGAATACAAGGTCTGCGAATAAGTGGCTGACAAATACGGATCTCATAAAACTATCGCAAGGAACCGTTGGTTTTTTAACCGGTCATACAGGAGAAGGGGCACAGATAAGGCTTCCTGAAGCAAGCGGATATATAGAATTATACATAAATTATGCAATTATTTCAGACAACAGCTTAAACGATGGTATAGAAATATATCCAGCGGATAAGGTAAAAAGTTTTCTTATAAATAACGTGGAGGCCAGTTTGGAAAGCATGGCAGGAAATCCGTTGAATACGGATGATTACGGATTTGAATCATATATAAACAAACAAGTTAAGGCAGATTATGGCGATGTTTCGTTGAAGTGTATATCTGCCAATGAGGATAAACGACCTATAGGGAAAGGTAACATCCTGTATAAGAAAAACGACATGTATGGTTTACAACTATCTTTCACCCGTTCCGGCCAGACAAATATATTGGAGCGGCTGTTACTATGCACCATCCATAGCAACTATACCCGAAAGAATAGACTTTTTACTGTGGATTTGAAAACAACTGAAAATCCCGCTATGCGGTATTCGACTTTTAAGAACAGGTGGATCGGTGAGAGGTTTATAACATCTGGGTGTAGGATCGATTTTAACAGTGCGATAACAAATCTTACTGTTACTAATTTTTCTGAGGACACAGACAAACTAAGTGATATCCCTTATGAGTAAGCAGGTTATAAATAAAAGCATAAATAAAAATGCACTGCCTCGTACTGGACGTGTGTTAGATGCAATTGGAGGTAATATAAACTCAATGTCCGGAGGTTCAAGTATCGGCGGATCTTCGTTTTCCGGTTATTGGGACCTCATTACTACCAATGCGGCCGGAGAAGCTCTTGAAGAAGGCAAGGAGTATATTCGAACAAAGTATTCGGCCGTTTCTGAAAAGGATGTTGTAGCCTATGGCACGCAGGATGAATTTCCCGATATGGCATTTCCCATTGCGACTTATACGACTCCTGGAGCAGTACAGATCGAACAGGGAGGTGGCTTGATCATCGGAGAAGATGGTATTATATCTGTTGATCCTAATTTCGCCGGCGGTGGCTTGGACGAAAAGCAACTCAAAGAATATCTGGACAGGTATCATTATCTGACCCCATCCAGCCTGTTGTATGGCTACCTATCAAACAGCATAAGCCCTATTATCACGGCATCAGATAGCGTTAATTCGGCGTTCAAAAAGCTCGAAACGCAAATTATTAATTTGAATAAGGATTACGTTACGCTGACTACGAATCAAACGATAATAGGACAAAAAACATTTGAAAAGACGGTGTTATCCAAAGCGGATGTTGTGGCATACGCCGTAAGCGATATTGGCGATCTTATAGCTATAGCAACTCCTGATATGTACGGTTTGGTCAAATATGACAGTTCTGTATTTTCAATCAATTCCATCGGGCAGCTTACATTAGCAGACGGAGCCGGCGGAGGATTGACAAACGTCATACCATCCGGTACCGGAAATGCCGTAACGGAGTTGTCCTATGATAAGGCAACCAAGATTCTTACCTGGAAAAAAGGAAGTACATTCGCTTTGCTAACAGACATTCCCACGGCGATTAAAAATCCATACAGTCTATCATGGTCCGGGTATAGTTCAGGATCTTATGATGGCAGTTCATCTCGGAATATATCGATACCTAATAATACCAATCAACTTTCCAATGGAGCCGGATTCTTGAAAGATGGAAATGGTAATTTCACGGTTTTATCAGGTTCTGGAAGCAGTTCTAAGTATTTGGCCGGAAATGGTAGCTTTTATTCGGTAGGCTTCGGTGAGTTGGTTAATATCCCTGCATGGATATCAGGTTGGGATACGAATAGGTTTAATTTGAATAGTAACGGTGGAGCCGTGTTTAAGAGTGCCGGAACAATGACATCCTTATCACATACGGACTCAACAATCAATTATCTCGGAGTTGAGATTTATAATAATCAGGTAAGAGGTATCAATACCCAAAACGCATATGCCGAAACGAAATATGTCGGGAACTTGTATCTGAATTATGTTGATGCATCTAATAATGTTAAAGTAGACAATCATGGAGCATTGGCCGCAACAGGTGACATTGTTGCATATTCTGCGACAGGTAATGTATCAGATCTTGCAGTAGTGGCTACAACATCTATTTACGGGCTAATAAAATATGATGGTAATACTCTTAGGGTAAACTCATCAGGACAACTATATGTCGCGTCTGGTGGGGGGGGTGGATCTACATCGGTGTCGTGGTCTGATATTACGGGAAAACCGTCATGGATCGGTAGCAATAAGCCGTCGTACACATGGAGCGAAATTAGCGGTAAACCGTCATGGATCGGTAGCAGTAAACCGTCATATAGTTGGAGCGAAATTGGGAGTAAGCCATCCGGTCTTGTGACATCCGTGAGCATTAATGGTAGTGGCAATGTGATTGCGAGTGCATCATTTAGCGGAGGATCGTTGACCTTAACCAGGGGGACCGTTTCAGGAGGAGGAGGAAGCAGTTGGGACACGAATCGTTTTAATTTGAATAGTAGTGGTGGAGCGGTTTTCAAAAGCACAGGATCTATGTTTACGCCTACACATTCGGATTCGGCTGCATCAGCTACTGGAGTTGAGATTTACAATAACCAGGTAAGAGGTGTTCACAGTGGTTCGTCAAGTAACAACTACGTGAATAACTTGTACTTAAACTATGTGAATGGTAGCAAGATGGGGGTCAGAATAGACGGATCCGGTAACCTAACATCCTATGGAAATGGTACATGGTCTGACATGAGACTAAAGGATTACATCAGCGATGTTGTAGATGTGCTGCCTTCAATTTTAAAGGTCGGCGTATTTCGTTACAAGATGAAAAATTGGGATGAATCCCCGATATTGATTGGTGTCTCAGCACAGGCTGTATTGCCACTATTTCCGGAGGTTGTCAATATGGATGAAGAAGGTTTCTATAGCGTGGATTATTCGAAGCTTAGTGTCCTTTCTTTCGTCGGTATCCGGGAGTTGTACAACAAGCATATGTCACTTGAGAACCTTGTTAAGAGTCGGTCAAATTGGGAGTTGACGAAGGACCAGCAAATAAAGCATCTGCAAGATAGTGTAATACGATTGCAAAATGAAAAGAGAAACTGAAAGGAGGATATGCCGCATGATATTGCCAAATAAAGATCTGACACTTTTTCAAACTGCACTGAAGGTTGGAGCAGTGTATACGAGTGGCGGGAAAGGATATGTTATCCGTGATCTTTTCCGGCTTGTGACCGCGGCCAAATCCGGAGGTGAAAACGGTTATGCTTTTCGGGTAGCAGAAAATGGCTATACAGATGGTACACGCGGCTTTATGATTGACGGGGCATTGCCTTATTGGAATATCTGGAGTCCTGATAGTCCTGGGCGCTTCTTTATTGATATTGATCAGCGCATCAAACTTAGAATGAAATTCGATGCCGGCAATTCGGTCAATCCTTATTATCATGCTGCACTTGGCTATTTTGCCGGTCACGATACCAATGCGGAAGCTCCTTTTGTTAATTGTACGAATGCAGTCAATGGAGTGATTGACTATTATCCGTCTTTTTCTCTGAGATTGGTATTTCTTGTTACTTGTTCGGGTATAAACTGGAAATCAGTGCAGGGATATATTGATCATATATATATTAAGGTAATCGGGACATTCGCATTGGGTGGATCGGAAAATGAAATAGCACTGATTGAAAGTCCATCATACGTGAATACGGATGGGACAACAAGATCCTATAACCAGCAATACGAATTAAAAAATCTCGGCAGCACGTATCAATATCTCCGTTTTGAGATGTATGTCGGATATACTGATACCGGAGGAGAAAAAATGCTTTTTAAAGTCCCCTATATAGAATCACAGACAGTGAGGTTGAATCAACGAAAAGAAGGGCTTAGTCCTGGTAATTTCCTATGGTTCTACATATACAATCCCAATTCTTCATCCGGGGGATATGAAAATGTAGCGATACCGGATTATGAAACGAAAATTCCAGTATCAAACAAAGAAATAGAGTTTCAGCCCAATTCAGGGACTCCGTATGATGGTCGATATGTTTTGAAATTCAGTGCAAAGATAGTTGGTGACTATTATACGGAAATACCGGGATATGGTACCGTTGATATACATGGTTACTATGATGTCCTTGCAAAGGGCTTTATATATAAAAACTCAGGTGGAGAGGTTAATGTAGACTATGAGTCTCTTGGACAAATTTACCTGGATACAAATTCAGAATATAACAATTTTCAGTTGCAGATTCCAACGGAATGGGCAAGCAATAAATTAGATTCTGGAACATTACATTTTTTCATTAGAATGAAGTCTCAACCATAAAATAAAGTAATATGAAACAGATTAGCAACAAAAGAACAATTGCAGACGTGATCTATGACGGTGAACAGATCACTTTGAAAGGACAAGTAGAAATAGACTCTAACACAGGTCAAGTCAAGTCGGTAAACGGTGATGTCCGATTAAAAGACGGTGTAACGTACATCGGTAATTTTTCAATGCTCGGCATCAATATCAACGACATCTCATATGTCAAGTACCGGACCGATACATCGGAACTGGTCGATGAAATGGTACAAGCCATCAACAATAAAACAATTGAGGAGGCTTGACCATGAAAACTATCGAAGCAGTTGAACTATTTACGGTGCTGAAAGACTTGAAACTTTCAGGCATGGATACTTCTGATCGCTTAAAAGTGATCAGAAATCTCCGTGCTCTGCGGGAAGTGGCCGATAAGTACAGTGCGGATATGGACCTTGCAAAAGAACGTCTCAAACCGGACGATTACGACAGTCTGGTAATGAAGATGCTCGAAAGCAATGAGGCTGTAGCAGCCGGTGGTAGCCGTACAGTATCGGATTTGGAGGTTGCGTCATTTAACAAGCAAAATGAACAGTTTAACCGGGATTTGAAAGCAGTTCAAACAGGCACCTACAATAAGGATGAAGGATGCTTTGAAGGCGGTATGAATAGTGAACCGGTAGATGTGAAAATCGAATCTCTCACGGAGCTTGCATTTGACAAGCTCGTTGATGCCAATAAGGATGTGCCGGCAGGCGCATTAGCAGTATTGTTCGATAAAATGGTGAAGTAATGGAATTACAAGATTTGACATTTAATAAAGAAGGTGACCTGTATGTTTGCGAGTTCGAGGCAACAGGACCGTTTAATATTAAGATTACCCGTACAAATGTATCGGGAGCTTATGGAGCATTGAGCGTACAGCAGTCGTTGACGGGCGAGGATTATGTCCCCATTCCGCTGCCTCCGGCATGGCCTCTTATGGCCAAGCTGGATTTTGAGATACCGAACGTACCTGCCGGCATGCATATCCGGATTGAGAGCGGAGCAGAAGTGACAACCGCTAAAATAGCATATCAATCATGATCGGGCTAAACAAAATATGGCTTAATCAGGTACAGTTAAATAGGCTGTACCTGAATGCTCCTTTTCCTGTATACAGGAAGATGACTGGTGGCGGCAGTTCCGGCGACGGCTTCCCGGTGCTTCCTGGTGACGTTACGCGCTGGCATTTCGGAGGACTGACGAACGAGATGATGGCGGCTATGGACGATCCGAGGATCGAGGATGCGGATGGCAAAGGTAGGTTCCTATCCTTCAATAATTTCGCTTGGAAGGGGATGTCCGGGGTTGGCGGTTATGTCACTAACAAAGACATATATGAATATGATTTAGATCGTTATTCATATACGTTTATTGAAAATAGCACTAAAGTCCATGATTTTTACATAGTGTTTGAATTGATTGGCTATGATGAAAATTTTAAGGATGGTTTTAATTTGGATGTAAGGTCTATATCACAAGGCTTGAAGTACAGAAAAACATACACTAAAAACGGTATTTACATCTTTCAGTACAAAGATGAAGAAGGATTGGATGACTTATTTGCTATTGGTTACAATGGAAATGGTGGTGCAAGATCTAATTTTACTGTTAAGGTTCTACCTCTCTACCCCGGTGCACTCGTCTTTGACGGAGTAGACGATTGGGCGGGATGTGACAACTTACCATTATTGCCTAAAGAAAAAGGATATAGTATTATTGCATTGAGGAATTGGATAACACGACATGATGCAACTCAATATAAAAGACCTTTAATATCAAATCTTGACACAAATGATGAAGGCGCTTTTTTAATTGAATATAGAAAGGATGAAAATGTAAATGACGTTACAGGATCTTATAATAGTTTTACAGATGTATACATTGATGATAATAGTCCTATTACATGGCAAACATCAAGTAGTTACAATGGTCAAATAATAAAAAAAGGAACATCTAAATCTACTAATAAGCTGTGTATTTGTAAAACTTATTTTGGCCGATTAAGTAATTATACCAATGCTGCCATTTGGGAAATAGTTATTCTCGACCACGACGCCACCGAAGAAGAACTGACCAAGATCAAAGACTACTTCGTCAAAACCTATCCCTGGCTTTTCCCTGATCAAGCATGGACTGTCACCGGCAAAACAAACGAGGACGAAGATCGTGCTACTATTGTCAACATTACGGGCAATGGTAATGATCTTGTACTGTCGAACTTTGGGTTTGCAGAAGGGAGTGGGTATGGGTTGTATGGATTTAAATTCATGCCTAAAGCAGGAGTAGAATACTATAGTGGTTCGAAAATATCCTTCTCGAAGCATCAACTTGATCAAATTACATTAAACTCTTATATTTTGATATTTCCAGGGGAATCTTATCCCAGAGAGAAAGATATAACTGCAAAGATTAAGGTTGCAGGTTTGAAAGAAGGTGTAAGTCTTACATGGGGTTGGGCAGGTAATACTGAATTAACTATTACGGAAGATGGAACTTACAGTATAAAAGCCGGAATTGGAAAACTTAGACAACTGGATGTCGTTTATGCAGAAGATTTTGATCCTGATCATGTTGTCACCATCGAGCAAATCCCCGAATACGAAGGATACCTGGTGACGGATGGGGTGGATGATAAGGTAGTCAGTGCTGAATCAATCGCATTTACAGATACATGGACTATCATAACCGATGCTATATTCTTAGGAGAAAAAGTTGTATCGGCAGGGATTCTTGTTAAAGACATCTTTGGTGTGAGTAACCTCATGGAATATGGAAGAGTTGAAGTCAGTGTGAAAGGTGGCGTATTGTTAAAAGTACCAACACCATCTATTAAGGCTATATGTTCAGATGGTAGAATCTACGATGCTGATTGGAATGAATATCAAGCAGAACCGGGAACTATTAAAGTATCTGAGGGTAAATTATATATTGGAATGTGGTATAACGGAATGCAATTCTGTTCAATCGCCTTCAAAAACATTGCTACCTATAATGGCTATGCTTTATCCAAAGACGACTGTATCAAAGCCTACAACTACCTCCAAACCCTAAAAGCAAAGTAACATTAAAAATTAATTGATATGAAATACGCAATTGTAGACATCGTGTGGTGCAAGTCCCACGGAATAGAAGTCCTACCGGAAATGAGGACAAGTACGGATCAAAGCAAGGTAATCTTGCATGAGGAATTTCTATCACCTTTCGGCGACGAGGAATTTTCCGAATATGAATCTACGGACCCAGAGTTTATAGATCTGCTGGCAAGCGAAGAATGGGCTTTGCCGGAAGGTGTAGAGATTAACAGGGAATTTAGCCGGTTACTGGCTCTTGACCAAATGGACAAGGAGGCTACCGAAAAGATCAATACATACGGCTTAACGGCATCTGAAGCATTACGAGTTAAGAACCGGCATCCGATATGGAAGGTTGGAATTGATGTTAACAAGGGAGATCGATATCAGGAAGGTGACAAACTATTTGAATGCGACCTGGCTCACCGAACACAAGAAGACTGGCGTCCGGGACAAGGGGCACATTCGCTGTGGCACGAAGTGACGGAAGAACATACCGGTACTATTGACGATCCGATACCCTATAACGAAGGTCACGACCCCTTATTTGCTGGTATGATCCTCGAAAGCGGTAAGTATTACAAGCAGGATAATGTAACCTATAAGTGTACACGGGATAGCGGAATAGCCTTGGTGCAGGACTTATCCGCATTGGTTGGTCACTACGTAGAAGTCGCCCGGTAGATAAGTTTATTCCGCCTTTTGTGCCGGGCGGCATCTAAATTCGACACGTACTTTAATGACAAGTTATTATGATTTGGTTAATAGTTATTTCTATGTTGATTATTGCGGCCTATACGACCGCTGTATGCATTAAGCAGAAAGGTATACCTTATTCAATCAGTGCTACTTTCTATGCAATTGAACATAAAGGATGGTTTCGTTTTACAATGTGGGCTTCTCCTATGGTGTTAATGCCAGCGATATTAGAAGTCAGTAAACCGGGTACGGAGTTTCTAGCTTACCTGGCGTTGGCCGGGATGATCGTTGTCGGGTGTTTTCCAGATTACAAAGCGGATAAATTCCAACACCGGGGACATATAGCCGGTGCAATGATGGCAATATTATTCTCTCAGATTTGGGTGTCACTTAACTTATGGCCTATGTTATTTGTATGGCTTACCTATATTGGATATGCTGCATTAAACATTGCCAAAGAAAAAGAAGGCACATTCTGGTATAAGTTCTATCAAAGTAAGCCGATGTTTTGGATTGAGATTTCTTCATTGGTGGCTGTTTATCTCTGTGTATTAATTTGCATATAAAGATATGGAAGAAGAATTATTGACAACGCTTAGCCGCCTATTGAATGTGATTGGCGGCTTTGTGACCACCGTACTGATCCCCGTTGCCGGCTACTGGGGCTACCGGGAATATAACAAGCGCAAAGCGGGCGCAGAGGCTAAAAAGGCGGAAGCGGACAATATCACGCAATATGCCGCCGAATGGAAAGAGCTATACGAAAAGAAAGAGCAACGTGTCGGCGAACTGGATACCAAGATCGATGCCCTTTATGACAAAATAGACGAATACCGTAAACGAGTCCGGGAACTGACCGAGAAGAACACAGAGCTTGTGATAAAGAACAGTGCGTTGGAGTTCCGCAAGTGCAACAAGCACGGGTGTTCGGATCGTGAGCCGCCCAGCGATTTTTAGATTTAGATTAATGAACAATTAAAAATAATGGATGAATTTATTATGACAGCAAGAGGACTTAGAAATAACAATCCCGGAAATATCCGGATCAATGATGATTTGTTTCAGGGCGAAATCCGTCCAAGCAAGGACAAGTCTTTTAAGCAATTTACAACAATGGCTTACGGATATCGGGCGATGTTTAAAATATTGTCTAACTATTACAAAAATTACAAGTTGGACACTATTCGCAAAATAATAAGCCGGTGGGCACCACCGAAAGAAAACCATACAGAAGCTTATGTAAAGGCCGTATCAGATTATGCCGGAATCCCGGCCGACGATCCAATAAACATCAACGATCGTGAGCAGATGATCCGTATTGTGGCCGGGATGAGCAAGGTTGAGAATGGGGTAGAGGCCAATATGCCGGATGTTATAACAGGATGGCTTTTATTATGAAACCTTGGCATGTAATACTGATTTTGATTCTTTGCCTTCTTTGCTTCCTGGCCGGTCGGCACACGAGTAGGATAGGGGATGAACTTGTTGGAAAAACCGACACGTCGACTCTGCGTGACACGATTCGAGATAGCATTCCTTATCCTGTCTATGAAACGGTGATACAGACGGTCCCGGAGATGTTCCCTATCTACATCACACTTGAGGGAGATACAGTGAGAGAGCCGATTTTTGTGCCTGTCCCGATCACACAGAAAGAATACTTGACGGATGATTATCGCGCTTGGGTGTCAGGATATAATCCTTCGCTGGATAGTATTGATATATTCCGAAAGACAATGTATATAACAAAACAGCAGTCACCCCGTCGCTGGGGGATTGGTATTACAGCCGGTTATGGGATTGGTCGGTATGGTTTATCACCTTATATAGGGGTGGGAGGATTTTATAGAATTTGGTAGAAAACATTTGTTCATTTAATTTATCTATATCGTCTGTGAAGATAGTATGGATATCGGGAGGAAAAGAAAGCCTCCCAAACCTAAAAATTAAAACGGACCTGGTAGTTGTTTTAATGCGTTGCACGGCTGGGAGGCTCTAAGCTCTTTTGGCCGTGCTTTTTTGCCCGGCAGTAATATTGAAACAAACAACTAAACAGAATGTTTATGAAGCGGGTAGAAATGTATTATAAAAAAGTGGTGGTGACCGTTTGTCAGGCAATAGGTACCGATCCTGTAATGTTACTTTCGAGCAACAAAGAAATAAATGTAGATGCCAGAGGGATAGTTATTGCTATTTTGACGGAACATAAATATAGTGACGGAACGATAGCTATACTAACCGGCATGACTCGTCAGGCAGTTAATCGGATAAAGAACATTTACCCGGATAGGATAAAAAGGAGTTATTATCTGCGTAGTTTATTTGAAAGTGTGAGGGAAGAATTGGTTGAATATGAATGATTAATTACGAGAGCAATAAACTAGCAATGACTTAGCAAACAACTATTTATTAAGCAAAGCACTTATAGTGATTTTTGTGGTGTCCGGGTTACTCGGACATAACCATAAAAATCATATATATGGAAGCGGAAAGAATAATCAAAGAAAAGGAAATTGTCCATGACAGTGAGCACAAAGATTATGCATCTAAGGGTGTTGGTAATGCTGGATTGACATTAGGTATCATTGGGACAGCGTTGGGTGCATGGGCTGTATCTCGTAATCGCGGTGGTTTGTTCGGTGGTGGCTGTGGAGCCGGTATGCCGGAAAATGTAAACATCAATACAACTACAGGAGGTAGTGGTGGTTCCGGCGTAGGTGCTCCTACTGCATTTATGGCCTGGGAAAAGGGTTGCGAGGAAGCTCTTGCCTTGACGAATGCCATGTGGGGATTGAAGGTCTCCGGAATGCAAGCAGATTACGACCATCGTAATACGGATGTCGCTGAAAAATTTCAGATTTACCAGTCTCAGGTAAACGGCGATTTTGGGTTGTACAAATCTATGCGCGACCTGAACGATTATCAGACCGAAAAATTGAATAACGCATCTTTTGGTCTGTATAAGAGTCAGCGTGACGGTTTTGATGTCCTAAGTGCCCGTATCGGTCATTTAGAAAAAGAAGTAGCAGTAGGAGCGGCTATCCGTCCGTACCAGGACAAGTTGATCCAATGCGAAATTGATCGTGCTTTCACGGCATCGGTAAATTACACTAATCGTCTCGACTGCCGTAACATTAAAGGCGAATTGGTTCTCCCTAATACGCCCGTCGTTTCCGGTTACGGAAGTTATCGTAGCTGCTGTAGTTTTCCCCAGACAAGTGCTCCGGCAGAAACCGCTTGA